AAAACACCTACTGAAAAGGTTATAGAACCTGAAACCGAGTAGAGGTTTATTTTGCAACTAAGCAGTATGCGAAGCTATGTCCGTGACATAGTTGATATAACAGCAAACGACATTTCCGATTCGACGCTAAACACGTTCATTCGGGAAGGGTACAACGCTATTGTTTATTCGGAGAAACGGTGGCCTTTCTACGAGGCTGCTGTTACTTTCGACACTGTTGGCGGGCAGAAAGACTACCCGATAGCAGATGTAGCCACCAATCTTAGTTTCACACACGATGGTGTTACTTTCTCAGGTGGATCAGCACCTTCTAACGTTGGTTTGCGTGAAGTTGCTTCTTTGAAAACAGATGACCATATTTTAGAATTTATTGGTTACGACACGGGTGACATTATTTACCCGTTAAACTCGAACACTCAAGGCAACCCTTGGTACTGGTCCATGTGGGCTTCAGGTTCAAGCGCCAGCGCTGGGATAAGCAACCAGGTTATACGCATTTATCCAACTCCGAGTGGTGTTAGGACTATTTATTTGCGTGGTTACCGTAACCCTGTCGAGTTTGGTGGTAACACAGCAATTTATCGCACGGCTATAGCTGACGCTAACACACCTGATTTGCCTGATCCTTTCAGCAGTGTTCTCGCTTTGTACGCTATTTACAGGGCTTATCAACAGCAAGAGGATGCTCCGATGGGGCAACAGTATTACGCACAATTTATTCAAGAGTTGGAGAACCTTCGGGCAAGGTTTGAGGACACTCCTGCTTCTCAGCCTCTTTTATTGAACAGTGTTCGTGCGAGCAGGTGGATGTCTCAATCTTACATGCCTAACCGTTTGCGTTATACTTGGGAATCTTAAAGGATGGCTTTAAAAGCACAGTCATCTGGTGGTAGTTCTCCTGAACCGTATCGTTACGATGAGAAGTCTGATTTCACGGGTGGTTTAAATTTTCGAGCTGACCAGTTTAACATGGGTGATACTGAATCTCCTTCCCTGTTGAACGTTTCTGTTGACCCCAGGGGTGGTGTTCGTCGCCGTAATGGTGTAACGAAAGTCAATGCTACAGAACTGTCGAATGAGGTTAACAGGTTGATGACTCATTACGAGTCGGGTCAGAATCAGATTCTTGCTACGATCATAGACACTGGGGCTGCTCAATCCCAGTTGTATTACAATGATGACGCTTCAGGGGATTTTACAGGTCCCGTGCAAAGTGACGGCACATATCCAAGATATTTTAATACTATTCAACCTCCCACTGCTGTAACATTCAATGGTTACACGTATATCAGTAACGGCGAGTTAATGCACAACGATTCTGGTGTGACTACAGCAGGGGGTTTGCGATGGGATGGTGCAAATGCTATTTCATTCATTCCAGATATTGATGCGTCGGATGGTCATTTCCCGTGTGCGCGTTATCTCACAGCGTGGAATGAACACGTTTGGGTTGCTTACACTGAGGAAAGCGGAACTGAATACAAGAACCGTGTCAGGTTCTCTAAAGTGTCTGACGCTGAGAACTGGACTGCAACAGATTACATTGACATAGACGTTGGTGAAGATGGCGATTTTATTACCGCTATTATCCCAGATCAGAACCGTTTACTGGTTTTCAAACAGAACTCTGTTTACGAAATTTTAGGTTTCAGCAGAGACAACTTCCAGGTGAGAAACGTTTCCCGTGTGGCGGGAAATCGTGACGGGTGTCAGCCTGTAGCTGCGACTATGGGTATTTTCTTTTGGTACGGGGAAAAAGGTTTGTATCTCATAGCAGATGAAAGCGTTATATATGTTTTTGAAAGACTGTACCCGTCGTTAACTTACGCTGTGGGTCAACCCGCTTTAACGTTAACCAACCCGCCTTCTCTCATGTGGTTCGATCAGAAACTGTGGCTTTCTGTAGACTACCAATCTGACGATAATCTAAGCGGATCTAATCAGATAGATCGCAGAAACACTTTCGTTTGGGATTATTCACTAGGCGATTTAGGTGCGTGGGTCAGATACGACATTAACGCACGAAGCCTGTTGGCATACCGCCCCAGTGGTAGCACACACTTCCCGATAGGTGTTACTTCTAACATTACGACCATTTCTGCTTTCACTCGTATAAGCAAACTTGACGACGAAGAAGTGGATGTAGACACTTATGATGCTTCTTTTAACGAAATAGAGTCTTTTTATCAAACAAGCTGGTTTGAAGGTAATCGCCCTACTTTTATTAAACGATGGGGTAAACCAAGAAATATCGTTTTATCAGACAACAGCACCGTAATAGTGATGTGCGTTTACAAAGATTACAGTTTGGCAAGCTCAGATGTGTGCTATTCCAAGACTTTAGATGGTCCTGGTGCTGCCGCTACGTGGGTTAGTAACGATGGTTTAACTGGTGACGGCGTGTGGGACACGTCTGAGTGGGCTGCTATAGGCACAGAGGACATATATGGGTTCGCTCGCTGGCCTACAGTTGGGACAGCGAAGGCTATTAGTTTGAGGTTTAGTGTTACCCCAACACCTTCAACGAGAGGCAAATGGGGTATGACTTCCATAATAGGCATGTACAGGACTAGGAGATTGCGTTAAATGGCGGCTTTAGCTGTAACAAACAACTTCACAGCAGGAACTTCTATCGTTGCTTCACAAATGAACACTAACTTCAGTGACGTTGTGACATGGGCGACAGGATCGCCTAATTTGTCTACATCAGGGTCTACTACGACTGTGAGTGGCATTTTGGCTGTTACTGAAGCTGCTACTTTTAGTACCACGTTGGGTGTGACTGGTTTGGCTACATTCTCTGATGACGTGTTTTTAGCAGGTTCTAACCAACGTCTTGTTTATGAAGGTTCTTCTGCTGACGCTCACGAAACTTTCATAGCGGCTACTAACGCCACTGCGGATCGTACTATTACGTTCCCTGATGCGACTGGAACTGTAGCCCTCACGTCTGATATCACTTCACCTACGTGGAATGATGTCAATAACATTCTTACTAACTCGGTTTTCAATTAAATAAAGGAAAAACAATATGGCAACATATTCAAAACAACTACTATCAGGTGGTACAAACGGCAAGAATATTAAAGTTGCAGCCACAGCGAC